ACCTTGTTTGATAGTAAACCATTTTAATATAGATAAATCTATATCTATATCATCTATCATAGCTGTTTTGCTTTGCGTAAGTTTAATTTCAATCATCATACCCTCCAAAATTACTTAATGTCATTAGGTGCTCATGAGATATAAACTTATCTGTTTAAGGAGTTAATACGCCTTTGATAAACGCTCCGGTGCTAGGTGATATGATCTTTTGATCGTAGCATAGCAACCCTTGTGTGTAATCAACCTTATATCTTGGATCTGGGAATTTCTGGATAGAGATATCGTATCCTGCGCTCAGTCCGGTAAAGTTGAAAGTGTATCCGGACGCGGGCATCATCATACTCGGGGATGCTGGCACGTATCCAATCCAGGCACCATCGCTAAAGATCCAATCGAAGTCGGTATCTGTGGCATCATCTGCCATTGTCATACCTTCCTCCGTGGTTGCATGTAGGGCCTGGGCCACGTAAAGCTTCTGGAGGCCAAAGACCTTTGCAAGCATATCTTCCGTTACAAGAGGTACCTGAGTATACTTGAAGTAATCCTTGATGATAGGATGCAGTCTCAGAGCATTAAATACCCTAAGTGGAAGAACCAGAGTGTTAGGTGAGAACAAACTATCTCTCTTGATACCTTCACAGATTTTTACTACATCTGCTACTGGATTGCTGTCAATCGGATCATCCCAATAAACTACCTGCGTGCTGTTAGGACCGGAAGCGACTCCGGTAAGGTCTGCGCCCCAAATTCCATCCTTAAAAAAGTTTGTTGCAAACTCTTCTTCCCTACCAATTAATAGGGATCGGGTGATGAATTCGGAAACAGATCTGTCGAAATTAACTTGGGAATCTGCGTGCATTGCGATATCCCATCTTAATGGGTGCTCGAATGCGCGGAACTCACAAGAATATTCCGGAGTGCTGTCCAGGTCGAAGCTGGACTGTGGCATAGGAGTGCCAGGAATCCACTTGCGGCCTCTAGCTCGGGCGAATGCGTCGCGAGCGAACCTGTAGTACTTACCAGTTTGCTTTGGTACTGGTATCTTGGGGAAAACCTTGTCGGCTATAAATTCATCAAGGTTCTGCATGTAGGCCACTGAAAATGCAGACAGTGGCAGATTGACATGGATATCCCCCATGTCATAGGATTTGCGGATTTGTTCTGGTATTGCGCTTCTCATATTAATTCACCATTTAATAATTTATATTGTTAAACCTTAAAGTGTAATTTATACACTTAAGGTATGTAGGATACCGCCCTCGACGGTAACAGTTGCTAGATCATCTTCGGATGCAGTTCCGGCATGTAATGTCTGCCCAAGAACGATAGCCTTATCAGCGGAACGTGCGACGGCTCTACCATCACTATTAGATCCATACTGAGTGTTAATGGCTAATCCGGCGCTAGATACTCGGACCTTGGATATTCCGCCAACTCTGACCATTGCTACTTCGCCCTTATTCGGTTTGTTCTGAAGAATGCCGAAAGGTGTTTCTGCATCATCACAAATTTCTACTTCAGTTACAGATTTTACATTTACAATGAAGTACTGCTTAAATCTTAGATCGTCAGCGGCGACGAAAAAAGACCAGTCTTTACTATTGAGTTCAAATTGAGCATCGCTCATAATTAATCACCTTAATATAATATTTATGTCTTGCTTATAGTGGACTTAACGCCACCTTTTACGGTTACTGTTGCCAACCGATGTAATTTCCCTGCGGTTGCAGCCATCAGAACTTCTCCGAGTACCATATTGGTATCTGCGGTTTTAGCGACACCGTGAGCAGTAGCATCAGCGCCATAGTAGTCGCCAACTGCTAAGCCTCCAGTGTTAACACGAAGCTTTGAAACGCCATCTATTCTAACAACTGCCATCTGTCCGGCTACTGGCTTATTTTGCAATATGCCAAAAGGTACGGTGCTTGCTGTTGCTGGAATAATGTAAGTGCCATCTCTCTGACTGACAATATGATATTGATAGTCACTCAGGTCAACGTAAGCTGCAAAAAGAGAAGTATCGGCAGGCTTTCCACCTTCGCCGGTGTTAGATTCGAATAAAGCTGCCATTTAAATCACCATTAATGTTGTCTCATTTCTCTCTGGTATTGATCATACCAATCAACATGCTCTCCCCATACTTGAGCTTCTGCCATTGCCTTCGTAAGAGATCCAGCGGACTTCGCAATTCTGTCATTAACTAACGCATTTACTTTTTCTACGACAGAACCGGGTATAACACCGGACTTACCAATTTCGGTATATGCAGTTGCATCGATCCTATCTGAAGCGGCCTTAAGGAATCCTGTAATTTTTCCGAATGTCTCTGGAGCAACTTTCTCAGATATTTCTTTCATTACCGGCCCTAACTCGGCTGCGGGTGCAATCCTGGAGTAATCCCTTTCAGCGATATCTACGTGTTCCTTAGTGACTCTTGCATTAAGTTCAACTTGCAGAGCCTTTTCAAGAGCTACGTTCTTTTCGACTGTAGCGGCGGACTTTTTCATTTCTTCTTTGCGCTCTGCCTCGGACTTCTCATAAGCCTTGGTGAGAACTTCTAGCTTCTCATTAAAGGACTTCTCAAGGTCGTCAACGGACTTTGCTACAGGAAATGGAAGTTTTCCTTTCTTCTTTGCAGGTCCTTTTGCGTCTGCGGGATCGCATTCTTCGTCGTCCATTTCTTCGTCATCCATCTCTTCATCTACTGGTTTCTTTGCTGCTGCTTTTTCAATATTCTTCATATTATCTTCCTCATCGTTTTCATCTATTGATTTAAATATAATCACTTTGTTGTTCGCGCCTTTTTTGACATAAGAGACTTCTTCAACCTCTACGTCAGTTAAAATTCTTGGCATTTAATCACCGTGTAAATGTTTAGCTTGATGTGCTCCTGGTTCCACATTTCCACTTTCTAATATCCTTCTAGCTACAGATTTAACATCTTTCTTAGGTACGCCTGCTAAAAGATTCTGTAAGATTGCGTTGGGTCCGGATATTTCATCTCCAACTACTCTATATATTTGGTATTCATTTTTTCCAGGACTACCAACTATTTTTAAAGTGTTCTTTCCATCTGTGGCTGTCATATATCGCCCTTTAGTCTTGCTTTTCTTCCCGGACCTATTTGGCATAGCATCTGTGTTTTTTTCATGCTGTAGATCGGAAGGTTTTAGTTCATCATCGTGTTCACCACGGCCACGAATATCCCATCCTGCTCTTGCACCTTCGGGGGTTCCATATTTTAGTAAAATTTCTTTATAAATCTCATTGCGGTTTCCTCTACCACCAATAGAATATCCGGTGATCTCTTTGTTTACAATTTGCTTCCAGATATCTTCATCAAGAACTTTAGTAATCAGCACCCACGAATCTTTTAGAACTAATTGACCATCCATTTGAAAATCGCATGGAGCAATATAATTCTGCAAAATGTAAGCTTTTGATACGTTAAACTTGTGATGGGCATTTAACTTTTGGAAGTTAATCATATAGAGATCGGAAGCTTTCTTAATCTCTCCTGGTGATATAATATCATCTTGAAGATCAATACTCCAGGGCTCTAGCACAACCCCAAATACCTCATGCTTGTACTCATCAAACTTGAAAATCTTTACCTTGACTTCTTTAGTTACTAAGTTCTCTTCCTCGCGTTCATCCTCATCCGGCTCAACGATTCGAGACTTTTTCTTCTTTTTTGAGGGGCCATCTTTGACCCCTCCTAAAGCCTCATCTACATGCACATCTTCCATGTCAAAATTTTTGATTAGTTCGACAAGTTCCGACATATCAGATTTTTCAAGTTTACCATTTGCCTCAGCAAACCCCTGCATATATGCTAATCTTCTAGCATCGTTCCTTGATTTTTCATCGCCGGATTTGTAAGTGTAACCGTGGCCTGATTCTCCCCATTTTTGTATGGGTTTCCCATTTTCGGTACATTCTATAACTGGCATTTTTACACCTTTAAAATCCTATTCCTATTAATTGTGCTCTACTAGCTATGTCTATAATTAAAACCGATAATGTACTTGACCATCCAGAATATACGTTTGATGTATCATAAGCTTTGACTTTTACTAAATATGTACCCGCCGCCATGAAACTATGATTTACGGTTCCTGTAGCTCCAGATGCATATGGTCCTATATCACTGACATTTCCATCTCCCCAATCTATATAATAATGAATATTGTCTCCTTCTGGATCTGTATCATAAAATTGATAGGATAATGATTGCCCAATTATTCCCGTGGTATTTCCAGTTGGAGTGTTCGGAGTGTTTGGAGCCGTGTTATGAACCAAAGTGCTATTTAAACTAACTGGAACTAAATTATAATACAGTGGCTCAATATTTGCAGATCCTAAATCAAAGGTAAATGTATGTGTGTGCGTACGCAAAACTGCGCTGTCTT